TGTAATTTTTAATTAATAGTTATTTATTTTTTTTTAATTTCAATATTTTTTACTTGCCTTATTTTATACTTGGTATTTGTTAACTTTGATAAATTGAAATTTGTTATGTATTTTTCTATTTTATTTTCAAATACTTTAAGATCTTTTTTAATATTGCTGTATAATTTAAAGTTAGGAGTATCTAATAGATCATTTTCAATATTAAATTTGATTGATTGCTTATTATAGAGCAAGTTATAATTATGCTCTTTTTTGCGCGAATATTTGCTAGGCACTTTAAAGAAATAATATTCTTGGTTTAATGTGTTTATATTACATATAATATAATTTTCATCAGTAATTGTTAGATCAATAGAGCTATTACATAATAATATTATTGGTAAATTATATTCTTTAGCTAACATATAAATGTCAATATATGTTATATAATAAAGGTCGCTATAAACTAAATAGTCAAATGTGATTTCCCTATTAATTACTTTTTCTAATAATGTTTTTTTATTATTTTTTAATAAAATATAACATAATATTTCAAAATTGACATCAGCAGTATAGAGGTCTACTAACTTTTTCTTTAAATCGTTAATTGTTAAACTATTATTTTGAGTATATTGTTTAATAATACTTAAAATTAATTGAAAAGAACATATTTTGTTATCCATGTGAAAAGTCAATTCATATAATTGCTCTTTAAAGTTTAGTCGCATACTCTCTCTAAGTATGCTTTTGTAGAAACCGCATTTATAATTAGGATCACTGTTTTTTTCAATAAAATTAATATGTTGTAAATCGTCGTTATCATCATTATATACGTCATTCTCGACGTCATTCTCGACGTCATTATCGACGTCATCATATACGTTAGACAATGGTACTTGCAATTTGCTTTTTTTGGGCATAACACCCGTTACAGATCCGATTGGTCCAGATCCAGGTCCAGGTCCTGGACCATTTACAACCTTATTTTTAGTATAATAATCTTGAATATTTTGTAGCTTGTCTTTTGTAGCACCAATAACGATTGTGTCTTTCTTTAAGTTGTTTCTCTTAAAATTTAAGATGTCTTTAGTCTCTACAATTCCTAATGTGTCGAACGTATTTTGTAGGACATTTTGATTATTTGTAGTTATAATATCTTTAAAATAATCTTGTGTTAATATTGAATGAAATAATAGGAGCTCATTTTCTAAAATATTATACTTAACCGACCCATAATTATATGATACGCTTTTTTCAAAAATGAAATTTTTAAACTTATTATATCTTACAAATTCGTCTGATAAACGGCTATAATATATTTCTTCGTTGTCTTCGTTATTTGTCAGATTTTTCTTAGGTATAATTAATGAACATACGTCATTTGTCTTCATGCAAAATGATGTATTACAATCTTCCTCGTCAATACACGACGACACGTTTTTAATAGCATCCAATATATGTTTTTCATACTTAGAAAATATTATATAATTCTCTCCAACATCCTTTAATAAATTGTAAATATTAGATAACTTATCTAAATATAACATTGAATTGTTATTAATTATTTTTAATAGACTAGTTTTATAAACATTGTTTTTATGCATTCCCAATATTTTTTTGAAACTATTTTTGAAGCTATCATAAAATTGTGTTTCTAATTTAATATTATTGACCATGGACACGCGTTCATTGTCTATAGAAAGGTTTGTTTGTATATCTTTATCAATATAAACATAGCTCTTATCATTAATTTCTTTTAATTCGTCGCTATTATTAAACTCTGGTTTAGTTAGTTGAATAAACTGATTGCCCAACGTAAGAATACCAACTATTAAATTATCGTCCACTATTTTGTATAACGGTTTAATAATGAGTTTAGCATTACTCAAATTATATAATTTTTCTAAAATAATTTTCGTATTATTGTAATCATTAAGGTCTTGCTCACTTACTTCGTCAATCATTTTATATGGTATAGTTTCATGAGTAGATGATAATGCCGATGGATAACATGGAATATAAGCATGCTCGCTAGCATTATTAATTAATAGGCCAATAACTTTATTATTATAATCCATAATTTGATAAGTTATATCATATTTCAAATTTATTAAAATGCTGATTACATTATCTAACTGTATATTAGGCTTAAAATCATAAGTAGAGTTGTCGTATTTATTTGTAGTCGTAGTTGTAGTTGTAATACCAACACATTTTGAATTTATAGAATTTCTGATAATATTTAAAATATTTTTAAAGTTTGTTAATTGCTTATCTTCGTTGCTCTTTGCAAAACTGAAGGTTTTTACAATATAATAGTCAATAGTATTATTGATCAAATAAATGGGTTCAAAATACTCATTTTTTTGTATTAGCAATAAACATTTTTTTTGTAAATCTATAAATTCGCTGCTATAGCTTTGCTTAGGGCATACAATTTTTACATTATCAGTAGTGTCTTCGTTTGTAATATCCAAAATAATCAGATTTAACCCGTTTGGAAAAAGCAAAGGATTGCTTTTACATATTATATCCCATAAATAAGTATAGTCAATAAAAGCGTCGCTATCTAAATAGGCTTTGAAATTTTCAAAACTGTTTATAATCTTTTTAATAAAAATTATGTGCGCTTGGTCGTCGAGTTTATTTGTTGTTTTGGACACTAATTGACTATATAACACGCTTGAAGTATATTGACTACTACTAATAGTGTCTACTAATTCATTAAAATTTTTGGAAATAAATATGTGCGGTAAGTTTCCATTATTATATTTTATAAAACTATCTATTGTTAGACTAGCTATTATTAGTTTTTTCATTTCGCTAATTGAAACGGATTTGGAGTTATTTAGCACTAATGTTTCGTATAAATCGGCAATGCAAGCTATGAAAGAATGCTTGTTACTATTTTCAACACCATAACGTAATAAACAATTGCGATTTGATCTTAATAAGTTAGGAATTTGCTTTGTAACACAATCCAAATTATCGAAATGTAAGGTTTTTTGAATACTTAGCGGTAAAAACCCGATTTTACTTTTTTCTAATGGCATTTTTTCGGGGCCTTTAATATAGTTATAATAGTCTTTCTTGTTTTCGTTTGTGCTATAATCCAAATTCAAACATTTGCTCCGCCGTTGCATTTGTTGTGATTTATTCCATAATTTATTATTGAAACAGCAAGGTAAACAATAACCATTTCTATTGTGTTTTTCGTCTAAAAATCCGGGTACATGATTTATGTAATTCCCTTTTTCGTCAATATGATATTTTGTGTCTGTGAATTCCATAATGTTACCGTCATAGGCTCCGTCTTTATTCTTTTTAGTAATGACTTTTCCAAAGCGCCCGCTTTTTACTTCTGTGTGTGTTAAACTGATGTTTTTTTCTAGGTCCCAATATCTGGGACATATGTAATAATACTTGTTTCCTTCTTTTGTGCCATATTCATAGCTTTCTGTATACGAATTTCTGTGATTTTTGTCTATATAATCTTTCTCTTCTTTTGTTAAAATGACGGGCTGCTTTTTAACGTTAGCAGGGCACAATCTTGAATATTCTGTATAAAATTTATTTTTGTCTGTTGTAAATAATTTTGGCTCTTTATTAATTAGTCTTTTTAAAATAGGATTGCTTTTTTCTGATACTTCTTTGAATTCTTCCTCTTTATTTGCATTAGTCGCATTATGTTCTTCTACTTTAGTCGTTATATTTACTTTTGCTTTTTCTTTATATTCAAATGCAAAATTAGGTTTTTCTTTTATAGTATCCTTTATTGTGCTTTCTACAACATCTTCTGTGTTGTCTATATATTCGTTAACAATATCTTTTATGTAGCTGTCTTCTTCGTCGCCTTTATCATCGTTGATGCCATCGTCAATACCTTCGTTAATGTCTTCTTCATGTATTGTATTTATTTTTTTATCAATATTAGTAGTGTTTTCGTCTTTACCATCTTCATCGCCATCTTCATCGCCATCTTCATCATCATCATCTTCATCTTCATCTTCATCTTCATCGTCGTCTCCAAGTAAAATATCCATTAAATCGTTATGCGCGCTATTAGTGTCATCATTTATGGAATAATCATCATCTTCTAATACATGATTAATGTTTTTGTTAATAGACGTTTCTATATTTGTAAATGTGTTTTCTTTGCTTTCGTCAATATACTGTGTTTTTTTACATATGTTACTAACTTCTAATTTTAGCTGCTCATCGTCAATTAACCCATAAAGTATTTTAATAAATCCATCTATATACATAGGAATAGTGTCTAAATAGTTAATATTGTCTATATTGTCTATATTAATAGAGAGATAGTTAGAGCTTATTTTTTTTAATAAGGTTGGAAATCCTGGATTATTTTTAATAGTTATTTTTTTATGGTTAAAAGTATCTTGCATTAATTTGAGAGAATTAATTACATCTATTAACTTGGACTTGGCGTCTTCCAATGATAAATTAAAGTTTTCTTTTAATTTGTGTAATATGTCTGTTTCGTTGGATTTTTGCTTAATAAGCTCAATAATATACGATTCCTCCGAATTCATGATGCTAAAGTTAGATACGTTTTTATAACGCATAACTATTTCGTCGGATTTAGAGCTAATAGTATTAAACAAATAACTGCTGCAATTGGTTATGTTGCTTATTTTTAACATGCCTTTTATTTTTACATTTGTTATGTAATTAATAGAATTAATTTCAACATTTTTGCTATCCAAATTATTAAATAATTCTATACTGCTATTAGATACAAACTTCCCAATAAATTTTATAATATTATTGACATTTGTAGCAATTAAGCTATTAATTGTAGTTAGATCAATAACATTCTTAAAATCTATTTTAAGATTAATAATTCCACTGTCTTCTAGCTCAATAAGAAACTCATTAATATTATTTACAAACAGTTCATCTTTGGAATTAACGTAAAAAGAAATAGTGTGTGATTTACCTAAGAATTTGGCATATTTTAGTATTAATGTTTTGCTTAATAAGGGTACCTTTTTAATATTTGCTTCATTAATGCAATAAAGTCGGTATAAATTTTCCATTTTTTTCCCTGGATTGTATTTAATAAACGGATAAAGCTCGCTGCTTGTAAATAATTTGAATAATGTTTCTAATGATATATTATAATTAATAGCACTATTAATATTGATATTAATACTTTTTATTCCGCTATTTTCATATTTTAAGTCATTTGAATTATTATAAATTTTGGTAAGCAAAAATTTGAATTGATTTTTGCTATTAAAATAGGGTGTATTAATTAATTCGGTGCTTTTCTTTAGCAACTCTATTTTTTGCGCTAAAAAATCTCTCTTATTTATAATATTTTTAGAATATAAAAATTGGAAATATAATTTTATAATAGCTTCATCGTCGCTGCTTGGCAGCGGTGTTTCAAGTAATGTGCTTGCTAAACAAACAATTATGCTATTATTGTATATGTTATAATCAAATACCATATTTGAATTGTTTGTACTAATAATGTCACCGAGAGATTTGGGTGTTTTACTAGAATAATCATATGGATTGACTGTAAAAGTTGTTGCAGTCTTTAATTGGCTTTGTCCGACTGGTATATATTCTTTAATGTCATGAATTCTAATACTATCAATATCGTCAAAAGTATAGACCTCTTTATTTTCTAAACTTTCAAGTATATTTTTCTTTTCATTAATATTTATTAAATAGCTAATTAGATTTTCTTGCGTTAAATCGTTTTTATTATTTGCCGTAAGATTATTAAATAATTCCATTTTATTAAATTTTGATAGTGTTAAACAATATAAATATAGCTCTTCAAAGCATATTTTCTTGTCTTCATAAGCAATGCTATTATAATGTTTAATAAATTTTAATTTAATAGTTTCAATGGTGTCATCAATATCAATAGCATCGTTTACAAATATGATCTTGCTATTATATGTTTTTAAGTAGTCTAAATCATTATAATTAAGATCATTTGCAAAGTATTTTTCATATACTTCGCTATATATAAAACTATTGTAATTGTTGTAATTGCTATTGAGTTCGTCGATGGTTGGAATAGATTGAGCTCCTGGATTGGACACACTATATTTTTTCTTTATAAATAAATAAACCTCATTAAAAGTATTATTATTGTTTATATAGAATTTAAATACATTTGACTTAAATATAATTGACATTTATATAAATATAAGAGTTTAATTTTATATAAATATGATTGTAAATATTATTGCGGCTTATTGTAAAAATGGAGGACTTGGTAAAAATAATGAGTTAGTATGGAATATTAAGAGTGACATGACTAAATTTAAAAAATTAACTATTGGTAATGGTAATAATGCTATTATTATGGGTAGAAAAACATTTGAAAGTCTTAATAAAGTCAAAGGTTTAATTAATAGAGACAACCTAATTTTATCTAAATCATTGAAAATAGATGAATATAATGGCAAAAATTGTGTAAAGAGTTTTGCAACGTTGGAGCAATTAGATGATTATGTTAAAACGAAAAACTATAGTGAATTATGGGTTATTGGTGGGGCGGAAATTTATGAACTGTTTTTGAACAATTATAAGAAACAAGAAAATAGTATTTTTAATATTAATGAAATAATTATTACGTATATAGATAATGATTATGATTGTGATTGTTATTTTCCTGATTTAAATAATTATATTGATAAATATAACTTGCTTTTTTATAGCAAAAACATCATAAATAATAATGAGAAAAATGACATAGACATTAATGACCCATGTATTAAGCAAAGTTATAATATTTATGAAATAATATATAAATTTATATAATGTAGCAAAGCAAATATTTATATAATGTAGCAAAGCAAATATTTATTTAACATCATAATATGGGTTATCAGTAATATTCATGCCACAATAGCGAGCAGGTTCTTTCTTATAATCAATAGGATTGTAAATATTAATAGCCTTTGCTTCTGTTATCATGAATTTAAAGTTAGACCAGAATTCATCTGTATGTCCTACTGACTTAGTAGCAATATGACTAACTTCATGAAGCGCAACATACATTAATGTATTCATATCTATTAAGCGACCTTTACTGTTTTTTTCGGTATCTAAACAAAAGGCTAATTTTTCGCCTTTATTTTCACTGTATGCTGTAAATTCGCTTGTAGGAAGTGTTTCGTATATTTTTTTAGGATTATAACCATTTATAAGACGTTGAACGTTATCATTTTCCGGATATTTTTTTGATAAATGATTTACTAGTTTATTTAAATTATTATTAACATGTGCTAATCTGTCTGCGGCTAAATCGAGCTTGTTTCTATCTCTTACGCAATATGTATTTCCATTTACATCAGATATAATACATCTTAAATTGAATGTGTCGCTATTTAAATATAATTTTGTAGCAATAATAATAATAAATATTATTAATATTACATTAAACAAAGTATTGCTTACCAGAGTTTTCATTTATATATAGTTATATATAAATGAATATAAAATGTTAAAAAATGTTAAAAAATGTTAAAACATGTTATTATGTGCCTATTTCTAAAGGTTTTCTGAACTGATCAGTTTCAATTGTTGAAATATTCCACGGGCAGTTAGTGTTTGATCTTGGGTTAGCTGGCTCAGATCTTAATTGTAAGTTAGAATTTCTTAAACTTGAACCTTGTGTGTTAATTCCGACCAACTGCGAAGGATTTAATAAATTAACATTTTTTAAATCGGCATCAGCTTGTGGTATAGAGTTTGACCAAAGATTACCACTATTGTTGGGTAAAAGGTCGGATGGGTTTGGTATTGCTTTATTGGAAGCAAGCTGGTTTATGCCACTTGGGCTATCGGCTGATGTTGCTACCGATGTATTTGAAACACCGTTATATGGCGCATATGTAGGTGAAACAGTTGTTGGCATAGTATCAGTAGGTTGACCATTTAGATCAGAATAGTCAAGCCTGTTTGACATAGGCGAACTTAATAAATTCTTGCCTTTCGAATAGTTATATAAGGCGGCGACAACAATAATTAATGTTATTATTCCTAAAAAATATTCAAAATTAAAGCCTTTGAGAAACTGTCCTTTGAAAAACTTTTTTGTAACAGTCATTTTATATAAAATAAATAATAAAAAATTTTTAATAATATTTAAATAATCATTAATAATAAATAATAATTAACCAATAAATAATAATTGAAAACCAATTAAAAACAAAAATATAATTAATAGTTATATTATATTAATTATATATGGCATAAATTAGCTAAATATCTTCATCGCTCGAACTATCGTTAGCTATATTTGTTAAATTGTATTTAATTTTTATATTTTTGGCTTCTAAAAATGCTTCTACTGCATTTCTTCTTATTTCTTTTGCTTTTTGTTTAGCCTTCTTATATATTTCTAAATATATACTTTCATGGGACTTTATTTCTATTGGATCACTATTTTCTGTAATAACATCTAAATTAGTTATTTCTAGTTCGCAATCATCGTCAATAGTCTGATTTTTTTCTAAATTATTCATTAAATATTTAAATGAATTATTGTCTTGTGCTTGTGTTAATTCTGGGTCTTGTGCTTGTGCTAATTCTGGGTATTGCGTTAGCTCTCGTGCTTGCATTAGCTCTGGATCTTGCATTAGCTCTGGATCTTGCATTAGCTCTTGGTCTTGTGCTTGCGTTAACTCTGACCTACTAGTTAATAATGTATGTTTATTATTTTCAGCATTATTATTCTCTAAAGGATCCTCTTTTTTTTTATTTATTTTAATCAATATTTGATTTTCTAAACTATCACATGGATATAAAACCATAAACTGCACTAATATAACATCAATGATGAATGATGATTTAGAAAATCGTATTCCGTTTATATTTAATAGCGGAATAATTTCATTATTATTGTCATAATCTGCTAAAGTAAGTTTCTTTTCGTTTTCATCATAAAGATTTATTTTCTCTTGCTTTATATTTGCTTTAATTAAAAATTTCTTGCCACCTTTATATGATCTCATAATTGGGTTAATAAAATCATTAATATCATCATTGGATATATTTTCGGAATCGTAAAACCATAATGATTTATTATTGCAAATTTCTTTTATAAAATAATTTTCTAGATTTTCAAAGAATTCAACTATTAACCTGTCGCTGCTGTTGAATTCTAAATCGCAAAAGCATTTATTATTAGCTTGAATTATTCCTTGTTTAGTTCTACATTTAGGAAGCTGAATATAGAAATTTTTATTTAGATTACTATTTAATTTGCTGAAATAAATGTTAGCATTTAGTAGTGTAGGATTTTCTAATTTTAAAGTGCTAAAATTAAAATTTTCACATATTTCATAAATCTGATTGTTCATTTATTTAATTATATAAAACTTTAGAAAAATGAATTTATATTTTCACGCATAAATGTAATAAATAAAAATGTAATAAATAATATACTTACTATAATTATAATTTTAAAGTAATATGTCAAAAACTTGTGTGTCAAAAACTTGTGTGTCAAAAAATAATGTGTCAAAAACTAGTGTGTCAGAAAGTAGCATAGCGTATCATTGTATTAACTTTTTAAAATCGGAAGAAATTAAGAAAGAAATGAGCGCTATAATTAATCCTATTATGGATTATTTCTTAAAGCAAATACATATATATTTGTATTTTTTTTTATTTTTTATATTTATTAGTTTTATTTTACATTTAGGAGTATTATTTTTATTAATAAAATATAATATACGATTAAAAAAATATTATCATAAATTGGAAAAATTATAATATTTAGAAAAATTATAATATTTGGATAATATATAAATATGTTAAGCGAAGGTGAAGGTACAGATGATATGGCACAAGCAACTGA